CTCCTTTTAAAACACAACCAGCAAAACCCATTACTTTTTGTCGTGCATCTTTATCTGATAAAACAACCTTACCAATTTTGGTTGCACAAGCTATAACATTAGGATTATTTAAGTCTGGTAATTTTTTTGTCATAATAACATTTATACCAACAGTAACACATTCCATTGGAATTTTTGTAATATCTTTTAATTCAAAGTTATCTAGTGCACACTGGATTGCAACTTCAGGTAAGTTACCCATACTTTCATTTAAAACTTTTCTAACTATTCTTGAAAGGTCTCTTTCTGTCAATCTTACCACTTTTTTCATATTATTTTTTCTTAATAAATATATAAAAAATAATAAAATTACATTTTTTTATTAATTAAGTTTAAAATTTCCTCAACAACATCCCCGGATTCTTGTAACTCATCACCCATTACAGTACCAATCACTTTCTTCTTCTTATTTAAGATATCATAGATAACACCCTCGATTGTATTTTCAAAAATTGGATAATAAACAAGTACGTTATTTTTTTGACCATATCTGTATGCTCTATCTTCAGCTTGTGCGTGTTCCGCTGGTACAAATGATAAGTCATTCATAATCACAACTTCAGCCGCTGTTAAAGTAAGACCAACACCGGCCGCTTTTAAGTTACCAACAAAAACTTTAATTTTTTCATTTTCCTGGAATTGGTCAACAGCGTACTGTCTTTGTACTTTATTACAACTACCATCTAAATAAACCGATTCTTTACCAAAATGACTATGTATTAGTTGTAATGTGTCGGTAAAGTTTGTGAAGATAATAACTTTTTTTCCCTGATCTATGATGTTTTGAACAAACTCAATTGTGTCTTTTACTTTTTCATTAGCAATTACCTTTCTTACCTTCATAATTTTTGAAAACTGAATGGTAAGTGATGATGATTCTTCTTTTTTGTTTTCTAACCACTCATAGTACTCACCCATTAAGTCCTTATATTCTTTTGATGAGGTCCTAAGATATACTGGTGTGATTATTTTATCTGGTAAATCTAAAACATTTTCTTTTAATCTTCTTAAAATTTGTTTTGATGTTCTATCTCTTAATTCTTCTAGGTTTGAGGCACCAGTAACGTTCCAAACCTTTCTATTCCCAGCTCTAAACTGAAAACCTTGACAGTAACGAATAGCATAGGCCATCCAGTTTTGTGCTACCGGACTTTCAATAATATTTAATAAGTTATAGTAATTAATTGGTCTTGAAGTCATTGGTGTACCAGTAAGTAACCAAACTCTTTTTACATTTTTTGTAAAATCATTTATAAGTTTTGTTCTTTGAGCTTGAGCATTTGAAACCATATGTGCTTCATCAAGTATTACAAGTTCAAATTTAGATTGTAACAAAAGTGAATTTTCTTTATCTTCTTTATTATGAAAGTTTTTTAAGATATCATAGTTAACAATAACAAAATCAGCTTCAGTTGAAAATTTTTTACCTTCTGCAATATAGCAGGTTCTATCTGAATAATTTGCAATCTCTCTTTCCCAATTTATTTTAAGGGATGCCGGACAAACAATTAATATTTTCTTTGCACCAGTCTCAAGTGCTGCGATTATTGTCGATGTTGTTTTACCAAGTCCCATATCGTCGGCTAATATAAATCTTCTAGTACTTACTAATTTTTCTATCGCTTCTCTTTGGTGTGATAATGGTGGTCTGTGGTCGTATTTAGAATAATCAATATTAACCTCATCTACCGTTTGTGATTTAATTAAAGATGATTTAGGTATCCAAAATTCAGATAAAACATCTTTTTCAAAAAACTTACCCCAGATATGATATGATTTATCTTTTTCAACAAGTAGTTTTTCAATGTAAATTTTTTCCGGTGTTTCAAGTAGATACCTTTCTTGGGCAAACTTTTTAGCAAAGTAATGGTCAAGCTCAACCCACTTACGAGCAACCTTTGGTTTTGTATCAAAATACGTTACAACATATTCCGCTTGAGTTCTTGTTGGGTAAAACTTTTTATTAGTTTCTTTTTTGGTTTTCATATAAAGAATATGGTTATTACCTCCACTATATGAATCCAACAAATCGAGTGCTTTATGTTCTATTAATTGTTTTTGTAATTCCAAAATTGCAAGTTATAAATAAAAATAATAATAAAAACAATATTTATCAATAAATAATACAAAATGCAAAATAGACTTCCAATAACAAGACTTGGTAAATTTTTTGGAGATAGTGATTTTAACCTTGAGCTTGAGATGGGCCAAGAGTGGTTAATTGGTGATTTAAATTTTACTTGTGTTCTTTACAAAGTTGATAAAACAAAAACAAAAACTGACGATGTTTATGGTGAAACTGTATCAGACGGTATTAAGTTTTTACCACCAATCGAGTTTGGAGCATTTGTTCAAATTGCAACACCAGAAAATAAAAATGTTGGTACTACTAAAAACGTACAACTTGAGCCAGGTAATATAACAATATCTGTTTATTTAAAAACCCTTGAAGAACTTGGTATAGACATTGACCTTGGTGACTATGTTGGGTACTACGACACAGAAAATTTTGTAAGATACTATACAGTTGTTAATGACGGTAGGGTTGTATCTGATTTTAAACATACATATAAAGGATACAGACCTTTTTATAAAACAATTGTTGCGGCACCAGTCGGACCTAACGAATTTAGAGCATTATAATAATGGCATTACCAAAAAAAATAAAAAAATACATTCCGTTAACCGAATCTAAAACTCTTTTACCACGAAGAAGAGAACTTCGTGATATGATAGAAGCTGATGGAACATTCTTACCAAAAAGTTTATTACATGCTGATTTGGATAGGGGGTTTTTGGATTTTGTTCGTGATGAATTAAAATGTGTTGTTGAAGGAAAGACTATCCCAATGATAGATATTTTAATTACAACACAAAATTGGTCACAGTTTGTTGAAACTTGGGATTTCCAAAACATCGACAAGAACACCGAACCACCTTTTATTACAGTAATTAGAACGCCAGAAGTTAAATACGGTAACAACCCCTCAATAGTTTATACAATACCTAATAGGAGATTGTATTTTTACGCTAAAGTACCAACTTGGGATGGAAACAAAAATGGTTACGACATTTATAAAATACCACAACCAGTACCAGTTGATATAACTTACACGGTTGCAATTATCTGTAATAGAATGCGTGAAGTTAATAGATTTAATCAAACTGTTATAGAAAAGTTTTCATCACTTCAAGCATATCAAACAATTAAAGGACATTATATTCCAATTAAAATGAATAGTATAACGGATGAATCCGTAATGGATTTGGAGAAAAGAAAGTATTATATCCAAAAATACGAATTTACAATGATGGGTTTTCTAATAGATGAAGACCAATTTGAAGTTAGTCCGGCAATTACAAGATCTTTTCAAATATTTGAAACTGAAACTCCGTATAAGAAAAAAAGACAAAAAAGAGCACAACCACCAGAACCAACGGTTTATGATGTTGTATTTCCAGTAACAACTGATGAGGTTGAGGAATTATTTAATTATACATTTAAAATGAACTTAACCCAATCAAACAACATTAGTTCGTTCCAGGTTTATATAAATGGCGATTACTATGGAAATGATTTAACTGAAATACAGATTAACACAAATGATACAATTTTATTTCAAATTGTTAGACTAGATGCAACACAAGTTGCTAGCTTAGTATACGTTGAGGCTCTTAATTAATCTTCACCGTATATATCTTTTTTTTCTTTACATTTTTCTAAAATAAGACCTTCTAAAAACTTATACATTTTAAGTCCTCGTTTATCACAATACTTTTTTAAGACCTCGTGAACGTCTTTATCAATTTTTAAATTTTTTATCTTTTTTGGTTGTTCTGACATAGGTAGAAAAAAGGTAGAAAAAAAACATACCAAAATATAAATAGTTTATAATAAGTAAAGTTTTTAGTAAAAACGTTAATATTTATATTAAAATAAATGAATAAATTAAATAAAGACAATGGCTACTAACAGTAAAGTTTTTGTATCACCAGGAGTTTATACATCAGAAGTTGATTTGAGTTTTGTTGCTCAAAGTGTTGGTGTTACAACTCTAGGAATAGTCGGAGAAACAATTAAAGGTCCAGCATTTGAACCAATTTTTGTAAGAAACTACGACGAATATCAACAATATTTCGGTGGAACATCACCAGAAAAATTCGTAAACACACAGATTCCTAGATATGAATCTGCATATATTGCTAAAGCGTATTTACAACAATCAAATCAATTGTTTGTTACCAGAGTTTTAGGATTATCTGGTTATGACGCTGGACCTTCTTGGTCTATTTTAACTAAAGCAAACTTGGACTCTAAAACATTAGACTATTGGTGCTTAAGTGCTGGTACCGTTTTGTGTGAACCGGGATGTATAACTAAAAAAGAATTACCATTTACCGTAAATTTTAGTGCATGTACACTAAACACAGGAGCTGTTACTTACTTAACAAGTTTCCCAAGTGACATCCAAAACATTCTAACTTCTTCGTATGAAGAATTTGATGGTGATTTATCAACACTACAAACACAGATTAACGCATTAATTGCAGATGTTATTAACAGCAGCAATCCAACTGCAGCACAAAATAATTTTATAAGATATTTTGGTTCAATACCACAAGCAGATTATAATAGTTTATATGCAGGTGGTTACACTGCGGAAACAAATGTATTTGCGGTTGATAATGTTGTTTTTGAAAACTCAGACCCAACATCACCACAAAACGATTCTTGGTATTATGCTTTATTCCAAAATGCTGGAAATAGTCTATACTCAGGATTTTCATTCTTTTCATCTGTTGATAACCTTGTTCAAACAAACACATATACAAGTTTACAAAATCCGTTCATTCCGTATATGATAACAACGACAACAACGACTGGAAATTTTGGCCCTTATAATTTAGTTGTTAAAGTCGCCCCAGGTTCGATTGTCGTTCAATTTTGTTTATCCTCAACATTACCGGTTCCAAATGATGTAACACTATCATTTGATGCAACAATAGATGTTACAAGTGGATTACCAATATTAATTAGTGATTCTGTAACAATTGAAGCTGGCGAAGTTAGTGGTTGTACAGTTGTTAGTTTCCCTAACGATGACTACCAAAGATTGGCAGGTACTGGTTCAATAAGTAATTTAGTATCAAGTGACCCAGCGGAATTAGACCCTAATGACGTTACAATCACACTACAATTTGTTTGTGACCCAATTTTACCAGTAACCACTACAACAACAGTACCACCAATACCAAATGTATGTTTTACAGGTTCTGTTGTAGGTATGATTTATTATTACACTGGAAGTTCATTTACTGAATACGATGATTTAGTTATTACAACATTAAGATCAAGAGGTAATTCCCCTTATTCGGATGGAACAAATCCAGTTTATGAAGTTACTGGTATTACAGATGTTACAATAGATATGACTGGTCAATATAGTGGCGTTCTTAAAAATCCGTTCTTACCATTTAGTGTTGGTGTTACTAACTATGATGGTAAAGAATTTGATTTTGAAGTTTCATTATCTAATAGTGATGCTAAAAACATTAATAAAGTGTTTGGTCGTGGTAACTTTGAAAAACCAAGAACTCAAGTTCCATTAATGGTTGAAGAATCATATTTGAATTTACTTAACTATGCGTGGAGTAAAGGTTATATAAGAGGTTTAAGTACTGAATTAGTTGCTAGTGAAGGTGCTCAAAGTAATGATTTAAATAGTATTGGTTACTATTTAGAAAAATTCCAATCACCAAGTACACCTTGGGTTGTATCAGAATTAAGAGGTACAAAGGTTTATAACTTATTTAAGTTCTATACAATTTCAGATGGTAATAGTGCAAACACTGAGGTGAAAATTTCATTAGCCGATTTATCATTTAATAATGAAACGTTTACAGTTCTAATTAGAGATTATTTTGATAGTGATTCTAACCCAGTAGTGTTAGAAAAATTCACTAATTGTTCAATGAATCCACAAGAAAATAACTTTATAGCTAAGAAAATTGGTACATTAGATGGTGAATATGAATTAAAATCTAGATACGTCCTTGTTGAAATAAATGAAGATGCACCAATAGATTCAATCCCTTGTGGTTTTGAAGGTTATACATTCAGAGAATACCCAGGTGGTCAATCACCATTCCCAGTTTACAAAACTAAATATTTCTTACCTGGTGAGCAAGTATTTAACCCTCCTTTTGGTTTATCTAGTGGTGGTGACGATGCTTTCACAAGTCCTGGAGATAATGTTAGAAGAACATACTTAGGTTTAGGTTCTTACTGGGGTTATGATACAGACTTCTTCCAATATAAAGGAAAAAGAAAACCATTTAACTTATGTACTGGAGAACCATTTGATTGGGATTTCAAAACTAAAGGTTTCCATATGGATGAACTTGCTAGCGGAATTACAATTTCAGGAGCATTTGCTTCAAGCGGTACTTCAGCTTTTGAAGTTGGTGATGCTACATTCTCTTCAGAACCTACAGACCCAACTGATCCTTACTACAGATTAAACACTAGAAAATTCACAGTAATGGTTTATGGTGGATTTGATGGTTGGGATATCTATAGAGAATTTAGAACAAATGCCGATAAATATACTTTAGGTAGAACAGGATTCTTAAATGGTGCTTGTTCATCTTTAAGATATCCAAAAGGTAAAGGAAATGGATTGTTTAAACAAATTGCAATCGGTGATGGAAGTGTTGAATATGGTAACACAGATTACTATGCTTACTTATTAGGTATCAGAACATTTGCAAACCCAGAAGCTGTAAATATCAATATATTAACAACACCAGGTATTGATTTGTATAATAATAGTAATCTTGTTGAAACAACAATCGATATGGTTGAAAGAGAAAGAGCGGATTCACTTTATATTACAACAATGCCGGATTACAATATGTTTGTTGCAACAACAACTGAAGGTGATAATTTTATCTACCCACAAGAAGCTGTTGATTTGTTAGAAGAAACAGGAATTGACTCTAACTATACTGCAACATATTATCCTTGGGTATTAACAAGAGATAGTGTAAACAATACACAAATCTATATTCCAGCAACGGCTGAGGTTACAAGAAACTTGGCACTTACTGATAATATTGCATTCCCTTGGTTTGCGGCAGCAGGTTATACTCGTGGTATTGTAAATTCAATTAAAGCTCGTAAGAAGTTAACACAAGAAGATAGAGACGTTCTTTATCTTGGTAGAATTAACCCAATTGCTACGTTTGCTGATGTAGGTACAGTAATCTGGGGTAACAAAACACTTCAAGTAAGAGAATCTGCACTTGATAGAATCAATGTAAGAAGATTATTACTACAAGCTAGAAAATTAATCTCTGCTGTTTCTGTAAGATTGTTGTTTGACCAAAACGACCAACAAGTAAGACAAGACTTCTTGAACGCGGTTAACCCAATCTTAGATTCAATAAGAAGAGATAGAGGTTTATATGATTTCCGAGTAACAGTATCTAACGATACAGAAGATTTGGATAAAAACCAAATGACTGGTAAAATCTATATTAAACCTACAAAATCTTTAGAGTTTATCGATATCACATTCTACATTACACCAACTGGTGCGTCGTTTGATGATGTATAATAAATTAAAGGTTATTATAAAGTGGGGGTCATTGATCCCCATTTTTTATTTTATGTAATATTTATTAATATGAATTATAAAAGAATAGTTAGGCAACTCATTAATGAAATAATTGATGATGCGCACACACCAATTATGAAATATTATGCTTTTGATTGGGATGATAATCTAATGTATAT